ATAGAGAATTGCCTCTTTGGCACATCAACTTTGATTTTCTGGTATAACTCAATCAGCAACTCTCTATGCCTAATCAGTTTTTTTCGCTTGCAGAATCAAATACAGTCTCAAAAATCTCCTGGATTTGCTTAGTTATCTTGTTGACATATTCCTCGTTGGACAGATCAAACAGTTTCAAAAACTGCACAAATGTAAGATCTGTGTCAAAATAACAATAGACCGTTTTAAGTTTTGATATTATTGCCGGCAAAGTTAATTCCTTATTCTCTTTAATGCGCATAGTGTAAGATATTAGGTCCTCTCTTGCCGCCAGGTCGGGGAACCTCTGTTCAAATCTCATTTGACACGCAAGCGACATATCAAGCTCAAAGGCCTTGTCTGCATACTCAACTACTCGCTTTCCGTTTATAATTTCGTCCTTAACCTTAACCGTTAACGTTACCTTCATATACTCTCCTCTAAGTCCAAAATTTTGGCGGAGAAAGATTTGCACTTTCTACAGCGATAGACCGTCGCTGCCAACAGCTATTGCCGCCCATGAAAAAAGGCAGCCGTCGCCGCCTTTTTGATTATGTCCCCGATGATTTTACCTTCGGTACAGGCACGCTATCTCCAAAGGTTGAATATCCTGCGTCTGTCGGAACAGCCGACATTTTGAACACTTTAATCTTGTTACCCGTTGTCGGATCGACATAATCAGAATTGCCGTCTGATGTCTTTAACTAGATGCCTTTTACCGTTATGCCGTACTCGACCGTCGCTATTGACGGGTCATCGGTGTTCTGATCTAGCGCCTCGCCAGGTGCGGACACTTCTACGCCGAAGAGCCAAACCTTTTTGGTTTTAACAACTCCGTCGGCACCTACAAAGTTTGTCTCAAAATATAGCGATATTGGTATCGCCGCTGTCTGCTGCACTTCCGCAAGGCCGCCGTCAACCTCCATCTGCATGCCGAGTGCTTTTTCAAACTCTATATCCCTTGCTGTCATACCGATTGTGCCGGTAAAGCCTTTGTCGCTGATAAGATTTAACTGCAATTCACCATCTCCGTAAATCGGCAGTGTTGACAAGTTCTTATCAAGGCTTACTCTCGTTAGCCACGTCAATGGCGACAGCACACCGTCATCGGTTTTATACTGTCCATTCTTGACATTAAACTGGGCAAGTATTTTGCCCGATTTGTCTATTGCCACCTCTTACTCCTCCTTTCTGCAAATATAACTGATTGTTACGCTCCATGTGTATTGAGAGCTTTTAATTGAGTCATCATACCCAAGATTGTAAGCCTCATATGGTATTTCTGCGACATTGAGAGCCTTTACAACCTTGTCCTTGTTGATATAATGCAAATCTGTCGTGTTCCTGGCTATGCCCTTTGTAACAAGTATAATGTCACAGTCTGCCCTGCGTACTTGTATCTTTCCGTCCCCGTATATCAGCGGAGCATTTGCAATGTCACTCCTTATGTAGATATAGCTATCGGGCGTACTGTCTTCATCCTCATCCATAATTTCCTTGTAGATGGGAATTTCATCGTTAAGGTGCTTGAGGGCGTCCCACAGCACCAATACAGGCTCTTTTTCGTAGATCATGCTAACCACCTCTCTATTGCCGCCTTGATTTCTGCGTCTTGTATCTTTTGCACGTTTAGCAGCATTTTGAGCGGCTGCTTAGCTTTGCTAAGATGCTTGATTTCATAGACATTACCATCAAAATAAAGATATTTTTCGTGACCATAAAATGCGCGGAAGATTTCCACGCTAAAGGAGAGATTGAATCCTTGAGCCTGCCCAAGCTGTGCCGTGTTGACGCCCACCAGCTCCACATTATCTACTAATTTCTTGCCGCTTGTAACCATCTTAACCCTATCGCCTGTCAGGGGGTCTACTTCTGAACCAATATTTACAAGAGCATATAGTTTTTTCCCTGTAATCATCTCCCATACCTCTCCCCCTTCGTCTGTGCAGAAAGCAGATTGCGCAGAAGCGTAAGCGTATTATTATCAGCAATGCTCTGATTGTTCATTATAGCCTGCGCCGACAGGACGGTAGCAAAGCGCCCCAGCTCAGAGTCCAGGACGCTCGGCGATATGTCCTCCGCAAGCAGTTGAGACCTTGCCATTGAAAGAAAGTTTTCATAATAACCATCAAGGGACGTGTCTTCCGACAAGTCCCCGATGGATTTTTTAAACATTGCCAATAATTCGCTCATTGTCTACCTCATTATGTGCTGGATGCCTTAGCTATCTTAACAATGGACCCTGCGATGTCGGTTGGCTTACCATCACAAAGAGCAAGAGCCCTGTAAACAGTTGCGCCACTCATAAAGCCCGCCTCTTTTGAGGTTGCAAGTTCGACGTTCTGTGTAAAGTTAAAGACGTACGCAGACTTCCAATCTGCAAGATAGATCACGTCGTCCGCAACGTATTTAGAGGTACGTACAGGATACCCAAGTATAGACCCCCTGAAATTGTCCTCAACGATTCGCTCAAACAGCGGTCTCTTTTGGTCATCTTTGAGTTTCTTGACTTTTGCGAGAGTCTTTCTGTTCATGACCCATACTGCGTTGCTGATGAAATCTTCTTCCAACAGGCTTTCTGCGTCAACAAAATGGTCATAGCTGAGTGTGTCATTTGCTGCAATCGTAATAGTATTGGTGGAATCCCATGTAAGCCTCTCTACGCCGGTAGGCTGATTGACGCCAGTTCCATTTATTATTGCATTTTCGATTGCCGCGCGCATTTTCTTTACAAGAGTATTAATTACCCACCTTTCAAAAGCCGAAACTGCCATTGCTTGAAGTTTCGCCGTTACCTTAACAAAACGCATAAGCTTATGCGCCGACAGGGATATTTGTCTGAGCATATCATCTTTGATGGTGCCGTCAGCATCTTCTGCAACCCAATCCGCATCGTTGGTTACGTATTCTTTTGGCAAGGATATGAGCTCGGGAATATTTAGAACAGTTACAAGACCAATAAGTGTAGGACTTTCGCTTAACTGCCCCAAAATTACATCCATCGTTTGCGTCGGAATTGCCGCACCGCCCGATGTTTCTGCCGACGTCATACTTCTCCTCTCTTCTTCGGTCAATTCCTTACCTTGCAGCCGCTTAAAAAATGCGGTCCTGTACTCATTTGAGCTTAAAATGTCAGCTCTTGTCATTTTGTCAAACTCCTTCAAAATAGTGTTGTCCATTTTTCTCTCCTCTCCTCCGTAATTTTTTATTAGTTCTTGTTTGCGATTTTCAAGGTCTTTGATTTTTTCATTGATTTTCTCGACTTCGGCTATTGCCTCGTCTACCTGTGCGCTTGATATAGCGTCACGATGTTCAAGTGCCTTCCTCTTAATTTCCTCTTTGCGTTTCTTAAGCTCCTCGATGTCGAGATTAAGATCACGCAATTCCCTTATGTACTTGTCCATTATAACTCCTCCAACTTCTTCAATTTATCTTCCAAGTCCGCTCTCGCTTTCTTCGCTGCCTCGGCCTCGGCATCGTTGCCGCATCGCTCGGTTTTCTCCCCTTGCTCCTCGGTACGATTGTCTGTTTTAGCAACAACGCTCGCTTCCCCATAAGCAGGGAAGGGCGTTATTGTTATCTCCCATAATTTTGTGATGTTGTTAATTGTGCGCTTGTCCAATTTACCGGCCTTCTTCTCCTCTGTAGTGGCATATTCCCATGTATCGCCGTCGCAGTTAAATCCGAACGACATACCGTCTACAATGCCTCGCTCAACAAGGTTATACCAGTCTCTCGCATACTGCGTGTTAGGCAATTCGCACTCAAAGAACAGGCCTGTTTCATCTACCTCAAGCCGCATATTAACTCCTGCGCGGCCAAGTACGTTGTCCGGATTGTGGCCAACCATGAGATAAACGTTGCTAAGGTCGGTATTGTCAAGAGCTCTCGGAGATATTGTCTCTTCCCAATCTCCAAACCAGCTGCGTATGACCGTCGGAGTATTGAAGAGTATCGGATAGCCTCTCAAGACGAGCTTTTTCCCC